CGGCATCACCACTGACCCGCACCGTCATTGGCTGGGTGATGAACTGCTCGCTCAGGCTCAGGGCCATCTCGCCTTCCATCTGCCGCGCAAAAAGCAGGTTGTCGAACAACTCCATGGTGATAAGACTGCCCTGCTCCTGCTTTGCCAGCACCGCCTTGCCGCTGGTGGCGTTGGAGTCAAGCCCGCGGTTCTCGCTGGTCACGCCGGACATCTGCCGGATCGCGGCCAGGTCGTACTGCGCCAGGTTCAGCTGGAATTGGGCGCTCTGGTTGTTGTCGCGGTCGCGCACCTTGTTGCCACCCAGGGCTCCGCGTGCGAACACTGCCGTGCCGTGCGGGTCGTCCAGCTCCGCGCGGATCTCGTCAATGTCCATCACCTCGGGGTTGAAGGCATCTTCTTCCATCAGCAGCTGATTCGCGCTGGCCTCGTACAGGCTGCGGCTCATGCGGTGATTCAGCGCCTCCTGCGGGCCCATCAGCTGGCAGATCGGGCTGTACGGCAGGCCGGTCCGCTTGTTGCGGTAGGCCCAGTACGGCACAAACGGGAACTTGTCGTGCTTGAACGGGGACCACGACTCGATGAGCGTGTCCTTCTCGGTCATGATCGAGCACATGATCCGCCACGTCATCGGGTCGGCAATCCCGTAGGGCCCAGGCTCCTTGTTGTGGAAAGGCTCGCGGCTCCAGCACTCCAGCAGCAATACGCGCTCGCGGGTGTTGAACATGTCCACCGGCTTGGCGGTCAGGTAGTCCAGCTTGTCGTCCGTGCTGCTGAAAGCGTCCAGCCCGGCAATCAGCCCGGTGCCCAGCCAGTTGCGCAGGATCTCGGCATCGTCGCCGTTCTGCGCGCAGGACTCCAGCTCGGCCTTCTTGTCCGGGAACAGCGCGATAGCCACATCCAGATCCACGACCTTGATGCGGAACAGGTAGCGGGCATCGCTCAGGTCACGCTTGGTGGCCATGCTGTCCCACAGGATGTTGCGCCACGACTCCGCACCGATGTAGACCGGCGCACCATTCTTGTCGCCGCGCAATCCCACCTCCATCCAGCCGATGCCAGCCTTGAAGGCGTCCTCGGCCGCGTAGCTGCGCTCAAATACGGCACGGTTTGTCTCGTCCAGGTACTTGAGCAGCTTGGTCTTGAGCGTGGCGTCCGTGTCGGCTTCCTCGCCCTCGTCGTCGGCCACCACCAAGAAATCCACGCGCGTTTTGCGCTCGGTGCCGATCAACCAGTCAATCGTGGGTTTGACCTCGTTGTAGACCACCACAGGCTGGCCACGGGCGCGCAGGGCTTCGGCGTCCTCGAATTCGTACTGGTTGCCGTCGTAGAACGCCTCGCACTTGGCCATCATGGCCCGGTTTGCCGACTGGCGCGAAGCCTCGGCCAGGAACCAGTCGCGGCGCTTGTCGTGTCGCTCCCGCACGGCGGCAGGGCTTTTGTCGAGAGTGGAGGATTTCATACTTCGGCCTCGTTGAGCACCTTGCCGGTGTCCTTGTTTGTGGCGGTCACTTCCCACATCGCGGGGGTGTCCAGGGCTTGCTTAATGTGCTTGGGGGTGGCTGGCATCAGCACCAGCTCGGGTGCGAAAGTCACCACCACGTCCACCAGTTCATGCAGGGCGGCTTTGTCGTTCACGTCCTTGCCCAGCAGCGGCATTGCCTCGCGCGCCTCGCGGAAACAGTGCGCTGACGGGCCGCCCGTGCACTTGTTGTCGCGGTTGAAACCCACGAAGTCAGTGATGCAGTTGCGGGTGATGGTCCAGATGCCCTGACCCTCACCGGTCACGAACACGTTGCTGGCGGGCCAGATGCACATGGCCGCGCGGGTGTGTTTGCCCAGGCGAATCCACTCCAGGCTCACAACATAGCCATGCTTGACGGCGGTCTTGTAGGCCTGGTTGCCGCCCACGGAAAACATGGGCTCGCCGGATGGGCTCAGGACGGGGGAAATGTTCACGGCTATCTCCAGCTGCGTTTGCGGTTCTTGAATGCGGACACTGAATCGCTCACCGTGCTGGTCATCAGGTCCACAGCCTGGCCCAGGTAGCGGAAGGCGTCCGCCCCGTGGCTGTACTCGTCGTGCAGCGGGGCCCCGGGCTCATTGGTCTTTTGATTGATGTCGCGCCGGTAGCGCTTCAAGCACTCCACCAGGCGCAGCGTTTTGTCCTGATCGAAGTAGCACTTTGGGAACAGCAGGCGGGCCGCCTTGATGCCTTCCTCGATGCTGGTCTGCGGCAGCACATGGACCGTGCGGCCCATGTCTTTCAGCAGTTCCTCGGTGCTCTTGCCCGTCTGGAAGTTGCGCGTGCGGCCGTCGTGCGGCAGAAAGTCAGTGCCCCAGCGGTAGGGGTGCTTTTCCAGCTGGCCCACATACCAGTCCAGCGTGCGGTTGCTGTCCTCGATGTACCCAATCAGCCGCACCTCGCGCGGGCCGCGCTGGGTCAGGATGATGGTCATGGCGTCATTCCAGCCCAGATCCCAGATGTTGTGCACCGGTAGCTCTGGGTCGTAGGGCACCAGCGTCACGCGCTTGTCCGTGTAAAGCTGGTCGATCTCGTAGCGGTAGATCGCGCCCTCGGCCACGCGCCGCGGCTTGCCTTCCCAGATGTGGTCGTAGCTGGCTGGGTCCAGAGCCTGCGCCTTCACACGCTCCTGCTCCAGCACCGCTGGAAACCACGGGTTATCGCGCCAGTTGATCTCGCACGTCCATGTGTCTGGGCTGGGTGTCGCAATAAAGCGCTGCCACGTTTCATCCGTGTCCATGTCGGGGTTGAGCGTCAGCCAGATTTCCGACTCGGGCTTGCGGATGGTCGGAATCAGTGTGTCCCAGCTCTTTTTGCTGACCCCATGGGCTTCCTCCACCCAAACGATGTCGCAGCCCTCGAACGACTTGATGGAGTCCACCGTATGCGCTTGCAGGCCGGTGAAAAGGAACAGCGTGCCATTGGCGCCCCGGATCTCGTTGTCCAGGATCTCAAATTCATCGGTCAGGTTCAGGGCCACCACCTGGTCCTTGAGCAGGCGGTGCACCGAATCGCGCATGGACTTTTGCACCTCACGGGCGCACAAGATGCGCAGCGGTCGGTCAGCGGCCATCAACAGCAGCGCGCGGGCCACAGCCCATGACTTTCCGCCACCCCGGCCGCCGTGCATCACCTTGTAGCGGCGCGACGTAAACAGTGGGCGCAGCTTGGCTGGGAACTCGGCGCGGATTTCAATTACGTCAGAGGTCACTACTCGGCGCCCCTGAACTCAACCACTACACGCTTTTGTGTTGTGGTCGTGCTGCTATCGTCATCCAGCTTGTAAATCAGCCGCTCCTGCTCTGTCAGGGTCTTGCTGATGCGAGACAACCCCTCCATCGCGCTCACCAACACCCCGGCTTCTCGGATGTCAGCCACCGTGTCGGCCAATGCAATGAGCTTTTCTTTGGCAACAGCTGCATCTTCTTGCAGTTGTGCGATGCGCTTGCGCTGCCCGATGATGATTTGCTTGTTCATCTCGGCAACCGCGATGACCGTATTGGCAACCGCCTGTCCACTGCTGGCAACCATCTCGGCAACCAACGCGGCATCCGTGGCTTGCCGGATCACGTCATTGAGGTCTTTCGTCCACGCATGCTTTTTGGCGCGCTTGTCGATAGCCTGGTGAGTGCATCCATGCTTCTCGGCCAGCTCCCTAAGCGTGAATTTGCCGGTGCGGTAATCCCGCTCAACAGCTTCCCAGTCGATTCGTGCTTGTTTGGTTGCTGATGCCGCACTCCTGCGCGGTCTTTGTTCCATGGAAGAAACCCCGTGAATTGACTATCTGCCAATTGCAACGGGGATTCCCTCGGAGTCAACGCAAGGTCACTCCACCCAGTATTTCGGCTGCTGCAGGCTCCCGCAGCTCTTGATCTTGCCCAGCTGGTGCAGGCGCTCGATGTGCCGGCGCGCTTTTGTCTTGCTGCTGCGACACGCGGCCACGGTGCGGGGGTCACGCTCGATGTCCCGGGCGGGTGCCGGGCCGATGGCGATGATGACCTGGCGGATGGTTTCAATGGCGCCCTGCAGGCCTGGGGTGGTCAAGATAGCGTCTCCTTGAGATTGGTGAGGTACTGGGGGTTGCAGCGCCCCTGGCGCGTCATCTCCAGGCTCTTGACCTGGGTGCAGTCCGCGCACATGGGGAAATCGAAATTGAAGCTGGCCGCGCCATCCGGGGCGATGCGGATCACGATCGGTTCGTTGCGCTGGTTCTGTGCAGCTGCTGCGCTTTGCAGGTATTGCATCCAGCCGCTGCGGTTGAAAAAGCACGGCGGTGGTGGCGGGGCCAGGTCATCTACTGCGTCCTTGAGGTTGATGCGGCACTTTGTCACTGGTAAGCCCTTTTCACGGTTTCGTTGATTGCCTGAATCTCACTGATGCGGCGCAGCTTCCAGCGCAGCCGGGTGCCATGCCAGCCATCAGGCCCACGGTGACAAGCGGGGCACAACGGCATGGATGCAAACCACAATCCCTGCTCTGGTTCGTGCACCTCACTGGGGCCTGGTTCGTCGCACACCACGCATGGCAGGGCGGCCAGTCGCTCGATGTGGCGGCGCTCTGCGACGGTAGGGGCTGGTTTGTGCTTGCTACGCATAGATCTCCCCCGTATCTGGGTCCACCTGCATCCCCTCCCACTGCTGAAAGCTCGCGGGAAACGTCACCCCCAGCTCAGTCGCGGCAAATGCGCTAACGCGGTCGATCAACTGGCTGTAGCCCTTCACGCCCAGGTCTTCGGTGCTCACGCGCACGCGGCGGCGGGTCTTTTTCCCCGTCATGGGGTTCTTTGTCGTTACGGTCTTGAAGCCCAGGTACTCGGCGCGGAAATACTCTTTCCACACGGCCAGCGGGTGCTGCTGCCCGTTGGGTCGAGCCTGCTGCGCAATGCTCTTGAGCACCACGCCGTGGTAGTACGCCCTTTGCCGGTCGGTCTTGGCGTCCTCGTGCAATCGCACCTCGACGTGCAGGCGGTGGCCAGCCGCCCACATGCTCTTGCACCAGGGCGCGACAACCGTCTTGAAGTGGTGGTCAGCCTGAACGGGCTCGTGCCAGGTGGCTTGAAGGGCAAGCGCAGTCATGCCGCCCTCCGGTACGGAAACGCCACCATGGCCGCATCGCGCTCATGCTCATTGCAGCGCTTGTCCCAGCCGGTCAACTCCGCGAAGCGTCCAGCGTCCACTTTGGCGCCCTTGCCCTTGGGGTTCACGCCATGCGCAGGGATGTCCAGCCGCGCGCACACCGCGCAGATCAGGCGGCACCACGCATCGACCTCGCCCACGTTGCGGGCCATCTTCAAGGCGGCCGGGCGGCTCTTGATAGTGGTCCAGGTGTACGACAGCAAGCGAGAGTCCTCGAAAATCACGCGCTTTGGGCGCGCGGCCTCGATACTCTCAGCGATCTCCACGGGCTCGATGGTGGCCAGGTGCACCAGCCTGCCGCCGATGTACGTCGCCACGCCAGTGTTGGCGCCGGGGTCAATGCCAAGGATCAGGCTCACTGCTGGCCCTCCAAGTGCTCTATCAGCTTGTCCAAGTAGTGCCGGGCCTTCTTCACGTCCTCAATGCCGTTCTTGTCCGGGTAGCGGGCCAGGTACTTCAGCGCGCAGCCACGCAAATAGCCCTCGAACTGCGGGGGCGACAGCCAGCTCTCCATCGCATCCCACGGCTGGATGGCCTTGGTGGCGTAGTGGTCCCCACCGATTTGCAAATTGCGTGCTGTCATCCCGTCACCTCTTTGTTGCTTTGGCTGCCGGCGCCAGCTGCCACGCCGGCAGCTTCGCCATCCGCCGTATGTCCGCCTCGGGCAGCCCCAGTGCCATCGCCTGCTTCAATGCCGTGCGGCACCTCGCCTGCGTGTTCGTTGTGCCCAGCCGCAAGGTGCGCTGCAGGTACTGGATGCGCCGGGCTGCGCAAAACAGGCAGCCGTCCGCAAACATGCGGTACTGGTGCGGCGCCTCGCGCGCCTCGTCGCAGCACTCGCACATTCATCGCGCCCCCCGGGCGAAGCGCCACCGGCCAGCGGCGTTCTTCTCCAAGGCCCCCTTGCGGCCCATCTCTGCAAGGTGCCAGTGGGCACCGTTGACGGTGAGGCCAAAGCGCTGCGCCACGATGGACACGGGGGGCGTCTGGTCGTTCTCCAGGAAAAACTCGCGCATGAACTCCAGGATTTCGCGCTGCGGCGGCGTCAGATCGGTCTGGCGCTTTCCAGCCGGTGGCATGTCGGGCCAGCGCGGTGTTTGCCGTGCAGCCTTGGGGCGGCTGCGCAGGCGCGCGGCAATGGCGTTGGCTTCGTGCATGAAATTCACGCGAGATCTCCCAGGATGCGCAGCGCGCGGCGGATCTGGCGCAGCGGCACGGGGCCGCCGTCGCGGGCTTCATCGAGCACGGAATGCGCCCAGGCTGCCGCACGGTCGCGGCTGTCACGCAATGTCAGTGCCATGCCATGCGCCCTTCCATGCCCAGTGCCTGGCGTGCAGACAGCAGCGTGTAGGGTCGGATCTTGTCGCCAGCCTCGCTGCGGGCCAGGATGCGGCGGGCCCAGTCCTTGCCATCGCCGCGCATGTCAAAGCTGACCTTCATCGGCGCAGCTGGGGCTGGAGCGGGCAGGCGCGGCAATCCAGCTTCCTCGGCGTAGGTCTTGCGCGGCATCAGCGCGACACACAGCGACTCGAACTGCGGCAGGTTTGGCGGGAACTCGGGGTGCTGCGTTGACAGGCGATCAGCAGCAGCCTCCACCACGGAATCACCGAAGCGCGACAGCTTCGCATCCCACACCTTCATCGCAGCGCGTATGCCCTTATCACGGCCCGCGGCGTCCTTTTCCCCTGTTGCGAACTTCGATAGAAAAAGCGTGCCGTAGGAGCCGTGCAGCAGCATGAACAGCTTGCGCACGACAGCGCTGACCTGCAGCGGATCGGCGCTTGATTCAGCGCTGGGCGCCGGGCGATTCATGGCAGATTCAGCCAAGGTTGCAACGTCATGCAGCATCCCAAACTCCCTCGTAGATCGTGGCCGCAGCAGCGGCGTGTTTGTGTTGGTTTTTCGGTGCGTGCGCTGCCGGCAATGGGGCGGTTGCGGCATCCCTGCGGCGCCCCTCGGCAGTGGCCAAGGCATACGCAAACGGCTTGCTGTTGGCCACAGCGTCGGTTGTGGCCGCGACCAGTTCAGCGACCGTGATGCCTGCGTCCAGCAGGGCTTTCAACTTCGGGCTTGCCGGGTTCACAGCGTGCATCCCGGCTTGTCTCATCGCAATGCAGGCCTCGGCTTCGCGTGTGCGCGCCACACCCTCGTTAGAGGGTGTTTCTGAACGTAGTGAAGAAGGTGATGGTGTAGGGCAATCCTCGTGCAATGCTTGAGGAATGCTCGGAGCATTGCTTGGGGTGTCTTTTGATGGATGCTTCCAGCGTGCTTGAGCTGCCTTTTTGGCTTTGCTTGAGGACTTCTCAGAACGCTCCTTTGCACCTGCCAACTCTTGCTCGACCCGCTTGTGGAACCACACCCCATCAGCCACGGTGAAGAACTTGGCCATGCGTGGGCGCAGCTGGGCCCACTCTTTGGGCGTGGCCTTGACGATGGCTGCAAGTTCTTCATCGTCATCCGCCAAGGCCCCCCCCTCACGCCAGTACGCCATCAGCAGCAGCAGGTATCCGCCGTGCTGGTCACGGGTAAGTCGTTGGGTATCCGCCAGGTATGCACCGATCCACAGTGGCATCCAAGCATCCGTTTTCTTGTCCACAGTCATGTGCCCACCCATCCCGGCGCCAGCGTGCCGTTGCCTGTCGCATACCGCCACCGCAAGCCCTTGTGCCGCTTTTGCAGGCGGCCGGTGATCGCATGGGAGATCGAGGCTGGCTGATAACCATGCGCGCGGGCGGCTTCTGCGGAAAAAAAGCGCACAACCACATTGCCACATTCATCCAAGCCCTCAATGGGCTTGTTGTTCGGGTTTTGTTCGCCGGAAAGCTGCACAGCGTGCTTTCTTTCCAGAATATGGAAGCTATGCTTTTTGTTCTCGGATGAAGTCACCCACTCAAGGTTGGCGAGCGTGTTGTTCGAGGGGTCGCCATCAATGTGATTGACCTCCAAGCCATCGCCACGCTGGCCGGTTGTGCTCTGCAAAAGAAGTCGATGCACAAACCTGCTGTAGCGTTTGCGGTCGTGCCAGAGCTGCACATAGACATACCCCCGATCAGTCTTCTGCGGGGCCAGCGCATTCCCGGTGTGGACGTTGAAAACTTCCCCGCCGTCCCTTACGCGGTACTTCCCCCCGAATCCTTCAATAGGAAAATCGAGATCGTGCTGTGCGGCGGCTGTCATTTCGTCACCGCCTTCTTGTTGCCCAGGGCGCACGGCGCCAGACTCACTGTTGGACGGCCCAAGCGGTCCAGCGCCTGGTGCACGTTGCCCTCTTTGGGCGCGGCGCTGCCGTTCGTCTTGCGCGGCGGAATGGCGGGGATGTCGAGATCTGGGCCGCGCGGGCGCACCGTGAGGAACGGGCTCAGGCAGGATGTGTTACCCATGGCTCGCACCTCCGAATTTCAGGTCCTGGAAAGGGCCTGTCAAAGCAGAGAGGGCGGAAATAGCATTGGCTTCATGCAACGCCTGTTCCGCTTTGATCATCGAGTAAGTCTTGCCGTACACCTTCGCGTACGAACAGTCACGCAAGAAACCGGATACGTCCTGGTTTCCCATGCGCAGCAGGCGGCGCAAAAGCCTGCCCGTTTCGCTGTCAACCCAGGTTTTGAGCTGATCGTCCATGACGCCATTGGGGCCGAGGGGACGCCCGCGCGAGAACATTGGCACATCGCGCGCATCGGTCTGCTGCTGGACGTGGGACAAGATTCGGTCGATCTGCTCGTTGTCGAACTTCGCCAGCACGCCCAGAATCTGGGTAGCGGCCGCGCGTTCTGTGTCATCAAGTTGGCTGTGGCTCATGTGCGCCTTTCTGTGTCAAAGCCCAAGTCCGATGAACGTGGAGACGTTGCGCGACCTGAGAAAAAGGAATCGGGGAATGCGCGCCGGGTCATGGCCCGGCGTGTTGCAGCGCTGCGGGAGCGCCTGCGCAAGCTGAGGGGCGGCAGTGCCGCAGACTGAATCGGGTGGCCGGGGTTGCTTTGCCACAATGGGAGTTCCTCAACACCCAAGCAAAGGCCCCGGCCATGAACATCACTTCAGAGCAACTGTTCGCCACGATCACGCCCCTGGTGGTCGCTCTTCACGAGAAGGGCGTTCTGGACATTGCGGAGGTTCCTCACTACTACGAGGACGCAGTTGTGCGCCGCAAGGACACAGGGGCAACGGACGACGAGGTGGCGTTTCAACGGGAGCTGGTGGTTGGCTTCCAGCGCCTGGCGAAGATGGTGAAGCAGGCAGACAAAAACCGGCCGACCTGACCAGCGCGTCAGCCACGGCGCTGATTTCTGGATCTGAACGCTCAACCATGTGTGACCTCCTGCGCTGCGGCTACTGGGGTCGGCTCAAGGTCGGGCCAGATCAGATGAAAGTCATCCGGGCGCAGGTCACGGCGGGTGACTGCGCCATTCGTGGCGCGTTCGATGGCCAGGCAGTGCGCGGCAGGTACTCGCCGGTTTTCGTCTTTCCATTGGCTGACGGCGCCCTTGCTTACGCCAAGCACCGCCGCCAGGGCGGTTTGTGAGCCGATGATGTCGGCGGCTTTGTCAATCGGGTGCATCGGTGATCCTGTACAGAATTTCGATACAAGTATAGAACTTCTGCACGGCCATGGTCGAGCAATTCAACACCCGGATTGTTTAGATGTTCTTTACATTTCCGCCATGACGACGAATGAATGGGTCCGACAGGCCCGTAAGCACGCCCACATGACGCAGGACGGGCTTGCCGAAAAAATGGAAATGTCCAAGGGCAATGTGTCTGGCTGGGAGAACGGCCGGCACAAGCCCAGCTTTGAGCAGATGAAGCGGATATCAGCTCTGACGGGGTTTCCGCTGCCAATTGATGGCGTGGCAAACACCGAGCCCGCGCCTATCGGGGGCCGCAGCATTCCCGTCATCAGCGCCATCCAGGCGGGCATGTGGTGCGAGATCGTTGACCAGTTCCAGCCAGGCGATGCCGACGAGTACCTGATGACCGACCTGGAGCTGTCGGCCCACGCCTTCGCGCTGACCATTCGCGGCGATTCCATGCTGCCGGAGTTCAACCCCGGGGATCGGGTCATCATCGACCCGGACGTTGCCCCGCACCCAGGCGATTTCGTGGCAGCCAAGAATGGCGAGCAGGAAGCGACATTCAAGAAATACCGCCCGCGCGGCATGGACGCCAGCGGGAACATGGTGTTCGAGCTGGTCCCGCTGAACGACGACTACCCCACCCTGCGGTCAGACATTGAGCCCATCCGGATCGTGGGGACGATGGTTGAGCACCGCAAGTACCGGCGCGCACGATGACCGGTAAGGTCGATAATGCGGGCATGACAACCGCTGCGCACTTCTCCATCAAATACGACGGCCCGGCCCTTGCCAGCCATCAAATGGACGTGCGCGAGCTGGCTCCTGCACTCATGGCCTTGGCCGGGATGATCGAGGATGCAAATAACGCCGTGTTCCCGGGCGCCGAAGATGTGCGGGTACAGGTCAAGGGCACTTTCAAAAGCGGATCATTTGGAATTGACTTGATAGCCGTGCAGAGCATGGCCAAGCAGCTCGTGTCGCTGTTTTCGGGAAGCGAAGCCACTGCAGCCGCCAACCTGTTTGCCATTCTGGGCGGACTGGGCATGGCAACGGGCGCGGTGGGTGGCGGGCTGATTGGTCTGGTCCGCTGGCTTAACGGGCGCCGGCCTACCGCCATCCGCACCGAATCCGACCGCGTGATTTTTGAGGTCGAAACCACTGAGGTTCTGGAGAGCTACACAGTAGACCTGGTTGCCGCCAAACTCTACCAAGAGCGCACCGTGCGCCAGTCGCTCGCAAAGGTCATCAAGCCACTGGAGCGCGAGGGTGTGGACTACTTTGCCGTGATTGACGCTAGCGAAACTTTGGTCACGGTGATTACCAGCGCCGAAGTAGGCGCCTTCACATCCGCAGCCGAACAACCCGATGTCGTATCCGACACCACCACAGAGCGTGTGCTGCTGCAGATCGAGTCTGCCGTGTTCCGAGACGGCAACAAGTGGCGCCTGAGCGACGGCGGGCAAGCCTTCCATGCCGAGATTGCAGATGCCGCATTTCTGCAGCGCGTCAACGCGGGCGACGTTCGTTTCGGAAAAGGCGACATGCTGGTGGCCGACATTCGCCAAGTGCAAACCGTCACCGACAACGGGCTGAAAGCAGACCGCTACGTGGTCAAGGTGCATGAGCACAGGGCGCCATTGCAACCACAGCTGCTGTAACACCAGCGCTCCACACAAACCGCCCAATGAGGCGGTTTTTTTTCGCCCGGCGGTTGCTGGGCTTGGTGAATTTTACGGCGCTGTTCAGAATTTCCACACAACACGTTCAGAAACGCTTGACACCATGTATAGAGCTTCTATACTTCACCCATCGCAGCAGTGAACACAGCGCGAGTGGGCCCCAAGTGATCGAGCAGGCGCCCCAGCTCTTCCAACAATTTAACCGCCGATGTTGCTGGCCCTACCTGTGGGGCCTTCGTCCGGCACATGAGCACCTTTGGGCATGGCCGAAGCTCTGCACGGAATTCCATCCGGTCCCAGTCCGCCGAAGCGCGGTACACGGGCTAACAAGGTGAGGTGTAGACGACCAAAAACAGAAACGTTTACGCTGGTTGGAATGCCGGCCCGCCCTTGGCAACAGGGGCAAAACCAGAGCCTTGCGGGTCAGGGTTTTGGTTTCAACCAAGGAGAGAAAGCATGAGTATTGACAACCTGACTTTTGGCGAACTGAAACAAATCGCGGCCATGTTCGCAGGCCAGCAAGCAACAGCCAAACCGGCTAACCCGGTAGTGGGCGAATACTGCATCGCACGTTGCTACTCGGCAGGCGTACATGCTGGCGAAGTGGTGAGTGTGGATGGTGAAAACGTCATCCTGAAAGACTCGCGCCGGTTGTGGTCGTGGAAGGCCCAAGACGGCATCGCGCTGTCTGGTGTGGCGCAGCACGGCGTCAAGTCCAGCGAGTGCAAGATTGATGTAGTCAACCCGATGATCTATCTGACTGGTGTTTGCGAGCTGATTCCATGCACCAAGAAAGCCAAGGAGAGCATCAATGCCTAGCAAGGTTTTTTACTCCGGCGTCGGCTCCGGCGACGGCTACGGCGACGGCTACGGCGACGGCTCCGGCTCCGGCTCCGGCTACGGATCCGGCTCCGGCTACGGATCCGGCTCCGGATCCGGCTCCGGCGACGGCTACGGCGACGGCTCCGGCTCCGGCTCCGGCTACGGATCCGGCTCCGGCTACGGATCCGGCTCCGGATCCGGCTCCGGATCCGGCTCCGGCTCCGGCTCCGGATCCGGCTACGGCTCCGGCTAAACGCAGTTGTCAACGATTGCTTGACAGCTCACAGCCCTGCTGACGCGGGGCAAAACATCAACCAAGGAAAACGCAATGTTCGGAATGCTTGAATCGCTGGCAAAAGCTGCCGCGTCTGTCGTAACTGTGCCTGTCGCTGTAGTGGCAGACGTGGTGACGCTTGGAGGCTCGTTGACAGACAAAGACAAGCCGTACACCGCTGAGGCAGTAGGCGATCTTGTTGACAACCTCAAGGACGCGACAAAGCCTGATCGGCGATAGGCAACCGTCCCGGCCAGAGCCGGGGCCATCACATCAGGGGCGGCGTGGAAGGACACGCAGGGTAGGTAGTCGCGAGCCCGCACCGATCCCGTGTAGCTGGCGAATGGGTGCAGCAGGTATCAATCCCTGCCCCCTGATGTGATGGATTTCAAGTGGGTTCAGTCTCGGCCATCAAGAGCGGATTGGGGTATCCCGGTCGTGTGCGCAGCGGGTGAAAACCCCGCACCAATCTCCCCCCTCCCCTGCCACGCGCAGGGTTCCCCGCTTCGGCGGGTTTTTTTATTCCCGGCCATGCCAGCAGACGCAACCATCCCCCAGGCGCCCACGGCCGTGCACGGCAGCGGCAGCCAGCCCTACCCGTGCCACGCGGCGCCCGAACCGCCCAACGGCCCGGGTTTTATCCAGTATGGCTACTGCCGCACCAGCCTGGACCACCAGCCCCCGGGCGCCAGGCACGGCAGCACAGACCCGCGCTGCCCGCGCGACTGCCAGCACAAGGCCCCGCAGCAGGTGGCGGTCATGTTCACCAAGACGTTCGGCTGGAACGGGGCCAGGGCAGCTGCAAAGCAGTCCAAGGCCCACCGAGACAACAACCGCAAGTAGATCAATCAGCCCGCACACCGCGGGCTTTTTTACGCCCACATCAAGGAGAAGCCCCATGGATGCCGCCCACCCGTTGATGCAGCAAGCGCTGCAACCCTTCCGCCCACTCACCCAGGCCGAACGCGAAGCCATCGCAGCAGTGCAGGCCCGCCAGCACGCCGAGGACCAACGCCGCCAGCACCGCGCGCTGCAGGACCAGCAGCAGTATCTGGGCAGCATGGGAGCGCTGTCGTGAACGGCGAAGTGAAAGGTGGCGGGCCAGCGTTTCCCATCTATGACCACCACGCAGACGGGCAGCAGTTCCTGGCAGAAACCGGCATGACCCTGCGCCAGTACGCAGCCATCAAGTTGCGCGTCCCCGACAGCGGCACCGACTGGCTGGACAAGATGATTGTGAAGGCCAAGCGCGACGAGATTGCAGCCATGGCAATGCAAGCCTATTTCACTGATCCGAATGTTGGATTTGGCTCCGACGTGATCGATGCTGGAACGCAAAGCGCTTGCCGAATTTCCGCAGCCTTGCTCAAGGCAAGGGGGTACGCATGACGCCCCCCGTCGAAAACATCAAGTTTTGGGCAGGCGCTGGCGTCCTTGCTCTTGTCATGAGCAGCAGCCACTTGCTTGACGGCCCCAGCGACATGGAGGCCGAAGCAGCCACGGCAGCAAGCCTGCGCGATGCCCTGGCACAGGCGCAGCGCGAGCGGCCTGACCTGTGGACCGCAGAGCAGAAAGCGCGGGCAGACGTTGCGGCGCGGATTGCAGCGAGACGGCAATGAAGCCCGCCACCCACTGCCCCACCGGCAAAGCAGTCATCACCAGCTTTGAGCTGGCCGAAAAAGCGCGCAAGCGCTCAAACAAGAAGCACGGCAAGCCCATGAGCAAGTACCGCCGCGCAATCTGCGGCGCGCTGCACCTGGGCGCGCCGAGCCGGGCGAAGAAGCCGCTCAAGACGATCAACAACAACCACGAATTGAGGTTTTCATGAATGCACTGACACAGACCGAGAACAACGCAGTCGCCCCACGCGGCATGGGCTTTGACCTGAGCCCGCAGACCTTTGAGCAGGCGATGAAGTTCAGCCAGATGCTTGCCGACTCCGAGCTTGTGCCCAAGGATTTCCGGGGCAAGCCCGGCAACTGCCTTATCGCCATGCAATGGGGTTCCGAGCTGGGTTTGAAGCCGCTGCAGGCCCTGTCCAACATCGCAGTGGTCAACGGGCGTGCCGCACTGTGGGGTGATGCTGTGATTGCCCTGGTGCGCAGCAGCCCGCTGTGCGAATACGTGCAGGAAACGGACGACGGCCACACGGCCACCTGCCGCGCCAAGCGCCGGGGCGAGCCCGAGCAGGTGGTGACGTTCAGCATGGACGACGCCAAGCAGGCCGGGCTGGCGGGCAAGCAGGGCCCGTGGACGCAGTACCCCAAGCGAATGCGCCAGATGCGCGCCCGGGCCTTCGCCCTGCGCGACGTGTTCCCGGACGTGCTGCGCGGTATGCCGGTGGCCGAGGAAGTGCAGGACATGCCCACCGAGCGCCACATGGGCGAGGTGGAGCAGGTGCAGCGTGCAGCGCCCACCACACCCCAGCCCGCCTACACCCCCGAGCAGTTCGCCCAGCTGCTGCCCAGCTGGCGCAACGCCATCGCCCTGGGCAAGACCACGGCAGACAGCGTGATCGGGAAGATCAAGACCAAGGGCACGCTGACCGCAGAGCAAGAGGCCGCGATTCGCGCACCCATCGAGCAGCCCGCCGCGCAGGCAGAGCCTGTCACCGATGTGCAGCCCAAGGGCGAGCCCGAGAAGCAGGCCATCACGGAAAAGTCCGTGGGCGACAAGCTGCACGCAGCTATCACGCTGGACGCGCTCTATGAAGCGGCCGACCTGATCGGAGAGGTGGCCGCCCCAGAGGCTCGCACCCGCCTGACCCAGTATTTTGAAGAACGCCAATTTGCGCTGGAAAGCGCCTGAGAGGAACACCATGTACCAGCCACTTGAAAACGCCCCCCAAGGCTCTCCAGCCTGGCACGCAGTCCGGGCAAAGCACTTTTGCGCAAGCGAAGCCGCCGCAGCCCTGGGCCTGTCCAAGTACACGACCCGCGACGAACTGCTGCGCCAGAAAGCAACCGGCATCACCGAGGAAGTCGGCGCAGCGAAGCAGCGCATCTTTGACGCTGGCCACGACGCCGAGGCGCTGGCCCGCCCGATTGCCGTGGGCATCGCGGGCACCGAGCTGTTCCCCGTTGTGGGCACGCGCGAAGTTGATGGCATGGCGCTGCTGGCCAGCTTCGACGGCATCGACATCCTGGACGAGTTGATCTG